GAAGAAAAAAAATAACTGAGCGGTCTTCAGTCCTTTACAGCATCGCACAGCTGAGCGTAGAGACTGGGATACCGCCTAGAGAGTTTATTGATATGGATAGCGAAATGTATGCCGCAATCATACAAGTCCTAACCGACAGAGCTAAGGAGATCCGAAATGCCAGTAGAGGTCGTAGGCGTTAAAGATGTCTTAAATGGCTTAAGTTTTATCGATCAAGATATGCGTCAACGCATTAGAATTGCTATTGATCCTTTAATGCGTGGAGTAGCAACCAAAGCTAAGGGATTTGTGCTTAGCAATAATGCAGTTTTATCTGGCTGGTCTAAGCCAATGTCTAGCGATGTATCTTATAGACCATTCCCCAAATATGATGCTGGCGCAGTGTTAGGGGGTATTGGCTACAACCCTGGAGAAAATAAAACATTAAGAAATGGCTTTAAGGTAAGTAATTATGTTTACAACGTTAGCCGTGCTGGATCCATATATGAAACTGCTGGCCGTTTAAACCCACAAGGTAGAGCACCATTTGAGATGATAGCGTCACAAGGTGCAAGCGGACAATATAGCAAGCGATCAGCCCGCAGCAAAGCATTTGAAGAATACAAATCTAATAATCCATTTGCTAGTCAGCAATTTATAGCCGAACTAGAGCCACTTACATCACAACCTAAAATACCTGGTGCTCGTGGCGGTGGCCGTAAAACTAAAGGACGTTTAATTTACAAGGCTTGGTCACAAGATAGTTTAAAAGTATATGAGGCAATCTTAAAAGCAATAGATAATTCAGCTGTGGAGTTTAACAAAAAAACTGAAATTAAAGGTAAAAGGGCAGCGTAATGGCCAATATATTTGTAGCAGCTACAGCAACCTTTAATGGTAAAGCACTGGCTAGGGGCAAAAAAGAAGTATCTGCATTTGATAAACAAGTAAAAAAATTAGGCAGAACTTTTGCTGGGGTGTTTGGTGCCACCGCATTACTTAACTACAGCAAGAAGGCTGTCCAAGCGTTTGCAGAAGATGAAAAAGCAGCCAGAGCCCTAGAGATACAATTACGTAATACAGGGTTTGCGTTTGCAGCACCCGAAGTAGAAAATTACATAGCCAATTTACAGCGCACCACAGGCGTTCTAGATGACCAATTACGCCCAGCATTCCAGCAATTATTGACAGTCACTGGCTCAATAACTAAAAGCCAAGAAGCATTAAATACAGCTCTAAACATTAGCGCTGCTACAGGCAAATCTGTAACCGAGGTAAGCGCTGCATTAACACGTGGATACTCAGGCAACACCACAGGGTTAAGCAGATTAGGCGCAGGCATTAGTAAGGCCACCTTAAAGGCTGGCAAGATGGAAGATATCCTTGCTGAGTTAAATCAAAAATTTGCAGGGCAAGCGGCAGCCAGGTTAGATACTTATGCTGGCAAAATGGATCTTCTAAAAGTTGCCGCAGCAGATGCGTCAGAAATTATTGGTAAAGGTTTACTAGATTCCCTGGCATTATTAGGTAAAGATAAAAATATTGAAAATGTAAGCAACGCTATGACAGAATTAGCAACAGATATTGCTGATATAACTGTGGGCATAGGTTTGTTGATAAGTAAATTTACAGGCTTGCTAGAATCTTTAGGATTAAAAGACATATCAATAAAAATGTTGTATGGCCCTCTAGCAACAATTTTAAAACAACTTGGAGAAACAGAAAGAACAAAACCCACTTCCAACTTTACTTATTCACTAGGCTCTAGCGCCACTAAAGATATAGAGCGTGTTAAAGAAATTACTAGGCTAAAGACTTCTAACAAATTACGCCAAGACGAAATCAACAAGATGAAGGCTAAGTCTGAGGTAGATAAACTAGAAGAAAAGTTTAACGTTGAGCGCATAGCCTTAATGAAGGCGCTAGGCGAGGCTACCGATGCCGAGACCAAGCTACGCATACAGGCTAAGTTAGCTATCCTAGACAATAATGAGGCTTTGGCTAAGAAATACAATGCAGAATTAAGCGCAGCTAAAAGTGCTACTGATTTAGCCTCAGCATTTGGTGGGGCTGTATTGTCTTTAAATTCTAGCAAGGCTGATATAACAAAATATCTTAACGACTTAGCAGCTTTGCAAAATAAACAAATAGCAGCTGGCACAACTGTTACAGCGCCTAACCCAGCAGATACTGCCATAGTTTTAAAAAGCGTTGACACTACTTTAGATTCTTTAAAAACTAGCTTACCAAGTCTATTAGAAAGAATACAGGCTGGCGCTGCTACATTCGACAGAGGCGATACCTACATACCATCAAGTGCTATGCCATCGGGTGTGCCGACAACTACCTCTGCCCCTGTAATTAACGTAAACGTAGAAGGCAGCCTAACTTCATTACAAGAGTTTGAGATAACAATGCAAGATCTATTATTAAAGATCTATAAGCAAAATGGAGATTTAGCACCAGCAGGGTTTATTCAATAATGACTGTGCCTGTCATAAATGCAGTAATTAACTTTAGCACTGGCCCAGCATTTGCTCAGGCATTCCTAATCGACTCAGGCATATTGGGCACTAACGTATTAGCCGATGCCGCAGCCGTAATTGTTGATGTATCTGATCGAATCAATTATGTTCAGACTAAAATAGGTCGTAACCCTACGGCAGATAGATTTATTACAGGCCAATTAACTTTACGCATTGTAGATCAGAATGGCGACTTTAATCCTACTAACCCAACTGGGCCTTACTTTGGGTTATTAACGCCTATGAAGAAAGTTCAAATAACGGCTACATATAGTGGCATTACCTATCCTATATTCTCAGGCTTTATTACATCTTATGTTAACCAGCAACCTAAAGATGCTACAGAGGTTGCCTATACAACTATCACAGCTGTAGATGCTATGAGGCTTGCACAGAATGCACAGATAAGCACAGTCACAGGCGCTACCGCTGGCGATTTATCAGGCACACGTATTAATCAGATATTAGATGAGATTGACTGGCCAGCATCAATGCGATTAATAGATGCAGGTCAAACTACCTTACAGGCTGACCCAGGCACAGCACGTACATCGCTAAGTGCTATGGAGACTGTCGCTAATTCAGAATATGGTTCTATATATGTTGACAGTAATGGCGAGTTTGTATTTAAGGACAGGCTTACTGCCACTGCGTCAATAGGTGCTACCCCTACCCTGTTTGCAGATGATGGCACTGGTATCCAATACGCAAATGCTGTATGGAAACTAGATGACACCCTTATATTTAATTCAGCCCAGATCAGCAGATCAGGCGGGTCACCGATGACCGCCATCAATCAGGCAAGCATTGATAAGTATTTTATACACAGTTATAACCTGCAAGACCTGCTAATGCAGACCGATGCCGTAGCCCTAGATTACGCCAGGGCTTATGTGGCTAGCAGAGCTGAGACAACCATCCGATGCGATGCCATAGAACTAGACCTATACACCCCTAACTACGATACAGGCATAGTTGCAGCGCTCAACCTAGATTTCTTTGATCCGATCACAGTAATCACCACCCAACCTGGTGGGTCTAAGCTGGAGAAAACCTTGCAGATATTTGGCGTAGCCAACACCATCACACCTAATAGCTTCAAAGTGGTGTTTACAACGCTAGAACCTGTCATAGATGGGTTTATACTAGGCAACATAGATTATGGTGTCTTAGACCAAAACGTCTTATCTTATTAAGGAGATATAATGTCAACTTTTCCAGGCACAACAGGGCAAGTAGTAACTTCCACAATGTGGAATGGATTACCAGCCTTTGAAGTACAAGCTGCTAAGACAGCAGATTACACAGCAGGTAGCGGTGATGAGTACCAGCAACTCATTCCAATGAATAAATCATCGGCTGCTAATTTCAACATTCCTACCGATGCTACGTATAACTTTCCAATAGGCACAGTTATTACAGTATTAAATCAAGCAGCAAACTTAGTAACTATCAAAGCAGTTACATCGGGTACTACTACAGTATTAAGTGCTGGTGCGGTGGCGGCACAGCCAACCCTTGCACAATATAAATCTGCAGCCTGTATTAAGACAGCTGCTAATGCTTGGTATGTAGTTGGAGCTATTTCATAATGATTGCAACTATTGCAGCTGGACTTTATGCGGGTGCACGTGTGCCTTTAACAGTTGAATTTCTTGTAGTCGCTGGTGGTGGCGGTGGCGGCTCAGATGGTAATGGCGCAGGCGCAGGCGGTGGTGCTGGCGGTTACAGAACTGGAACTTTAAGTCCCGCCGAAAATACGAATTTTACTTTAACTATTGGCGGCGGTGGAACTGGAGGCGCAGCCGCTAATAACTCTACTGGCAGAGGACTTGCGGGAAATAACTCAGTTTTCTCATCAATAACATCCGATGGCGGTGGCGGTGGAGCTAACAGTAGAAGTGGGGGCGTTTCTTCAACAGGTGGCTCAGGTGGCGGTGGAGCAAGCGCAACAAATACTTTTTCAAATGGAACATTAGGCCAAGGAAACGCAGGCGGTACTGGATACACAGGAGAAAATACTGGCGGCGGTGGTGGAGCGAGTGCGGTAGGTGCTAACGCAGGTGGTTCTGGTTCTAGTGGTACTCCAGGAGCAGGTGGAGCAGGATCTGCATCATCTATTACAGGCTCATCAGTTGACTATGCAGGCGGCGGTGGTGGTGGTTCTTATTACAACCCAACTGTTGCTTCAGGTGGCTCAGGTGGTGGTGGTAATGGTGGTAAAGGTGATGCGAACGCTGCAGGTTCAGCAGCAGCATCACCAACAGCAGGAACCCAAAATAGAGGTGGTGGTGGTGGCGGTGCTGGTAATTTAACTGGTGGAAGTAGAACTGGTGCGAGTGGAGGTTCAGGAATAATAATTCTTAAATACCCAGACACATTTACTGCAACTTTTAGCGGTGGCGTTACACAAAGCACACCTGCACCATCAAGCGGATTTAAGATTTCAACAATTACAGCAGCAGGCGTATCAGATACAGTTAGTTGGGCATAATGGCGCATTACGCATATCTAGATAAAAATAATATAGTTGTTACAGTAACAGTAGGTAAAGATGAAACTGAACTAATAAATGGTTTAGATACAGAAACTTATTACGCTCAAGGAACGCCTTACACAGTAAAGCGCACCTCATACAATAACAACATCCGCAAGCAATACGCTTCAGTAGGGTTTAGCTATAATCCTGTCGCAGATGTATTTATTGCGCCACAGCCTTTTCCGTCTTGGTCGCTAGATGAGAACTATGATTGGCAACCTCCAACGCCTATGCCTTTAGAGGGCAGATGGAATTGGGATGAAGACACATTAAGTTGGATTGAAATTGAAGCCTAAATTATGTGCAGCTGGTGTGCAGTTAAGAGATCAAGTTGATACGTGGTTTCCAGATAGGCGTATTGCCAGTGATGGGTGGGTGGGCGATAGCCGTCACTCCGCCAGAAAATCGGATCATAATCCAGACGCAAATGGATGGGTCAGAGCGATTGATATTGATTCTCGCTTGGGTTCACCCGAGGGGCTCAGCGCTTATTTGGCTGACCAGATCAGAGTCGCTGGTAAAACCGATAAACGCATATCTTACGTCATCCATAATGGGAGAATATGCTCGAAGATATTAAATTGGAAGTGGCGTAAGTATAACGGAATTAACCCGCACACTAAGCACATCCATATCAGCTTTACAAAGGCGGGCGACAAAGACGGCAAGGCGTTTGATATACCACTACTAGGAGGCAAAATATGAAGATAAGCGAAAAACAGAAGGCGATACTAAAGTCATACGCACGTGGCGTATTGGTATCATTCTTAACATTCTTAGCAAGTAATGAATTAGGTTTAGACCCAGCGTTGTCTGTAGTAATTGCAGCACTCGCAGGGCCAGCAGCT